CCGTATCAGTCTTGCTATTTGAACCCGGACGAAAAGATCGTGATGTCCGAATCCGGCTTCAAAGAGATGCCGTATTTGTGTCCGCGCTATCTGAAGTCCAGCTTTGAGCTTGGCTATGGCAGATCACCGGCCAGCAGCTCGCTACCAGACATCAAGATGTTGAATAAAATGTCCGAGGTCACGATCCGCGCGGCGCAAAAGCAGGTAGATCCACCGCTCATGGTGCCTGATGACGGCTTCATGCTGCCAATCCGCACGGTTCCTGGTGGCCTGAACTTCTACCGATCGGGAACACGCGACAGGCTTGAGCCTCTGAACATTGGTGCCAACAACCCGCTTGGCCTCAACATGGAAGAGCAGCGCCGCGATGCAATCCGCCAGGCGTTCTATGTCGATCAATTAATTATGGGTACTGGCGGTCAGACGATGACGGCGACCGAGGTAATACAGCGTACCGAAGAAAAGATGCGTCTGCTGGGGCCTGTCCTTGGCAGGTTACAGGCGGAACTGTTGCAGCCCCTGATCGACCGCACATTCCACATTTTGCAGGAAAAGGGTGAGTTTCCACCGCCGCCTGAAGAATGGCCCGATAACATGCAGACGGACATTGAATACGTTAGCCCGCTGGCCAAGGCGCAGCGCAGTGGTGACATCCAAGCCGTAATGCGGATGTTCGAAATGCTGATGCCGCTGGCACAGGTTGACCAGGGCGTCCTCGATTACATGGATACAGACGGCATGGTCAAACATCTGATCAAGGTGCTTGGTGTCCCAGCTACGACCGTGCGCGGCGAGCAAGAAGTCTACCAGAAGCGCGTCGAACGTCAGCAGCAACAGGCCCAGGCACAGCAGATGCAGCAGGCGCAGCAGGTCGCTGAGACTGCAGGCGCTGCAGCGCCCATGGCAAAGGCTCTTAATGTTGGCAACATCATTGAGGCCACTGCCCTGCCGCAGCAGGCCGCAGAATGACGCCAGACGAATTAAAGCAGACCTATAGGAGCGTATTCGGCGGTGACGATGGCCAGAAGGTCATCGATGACCTGAAGGCCCGCTTCTGGTTTCACGCGCCGGTCCATGCACCTGGCGACACGCACGAAACAGCCTACCGCGATGGTCAGAGGTCTATCGTTCTTTCGCTTATCGCAATGCTGCAAGAAGATCACAGAGAGTTACCGACAACAACCATAGAGGAATAGATCATGGCCGAAGAACAGGTAGCGGATGTCTCGCCGAGCGAGGTAGCACCGTCTGTCATACCAGGCGGTGCGGCGGGTGCCGGCAATTGGCGGGCAAGTCTGCCGGAAGAGATTAGAGATCACAAGTCACTGGATTCGATCAAGGATGTCGGTGGCCTGGCCAAGGGCTACTTGCATGCTCAAAGCATGGTCGGGGCCGACAAGGTGCCGATCCCAGGCCAATGGGCAACCAGCGACGACTGGAACATGGTTTACGACAAGCTGGGCCGTCCAGCGGATGCTGATGGCTACGAGCTGGAGATGGGCGAAGGCGTGGAGGCCGACGCTGGCATGGTCGAATGGTTCAAGAAAACCAGCCACGACGTGGGATTGTCGGGGCCGCAAGCACAGAAATTGATGGCTGCGTACAATGAAATGCAGGGCGGTCGAACGCAGACCGCTACCGATGCTGTAGCTCAGACCCGCAGCAACGCGGAGTTGGAGCTGAAGCGCGAATGGGGTCAGGCTTACGATCAGAGAATTGGCTATGCGACGGCGGTTTTGCAGAATTTTGATGCTGAGGACATGGCCGAGTTGCGGATGTCTGACGGCAGCCTGATGGGTGATAATCCGGCGGTCGTCAAGTTGATGAGTAAGGTGGGGCAGTTCATTGCGGAGAAGACCGGCGAGGATAGCTTCGCTGGTGGCAAGGGCAGCGGTGTCATGGCGCCGGACGAAGCCCACAGCAAGCTCCGAGAGATCACGTCAAAAGAGTCGCCGTATTGGTCGGCCCGGCATCCAGAACACGACTGGTATGTGGCCGAGGCCATGCGTCTACGAGAATTTACGACCGCAGGGCAGCCTTAACGGTCCTGCTGCTCACGCGAAAAGCAGCGTCGTCTTAGCGGACGCTAAACGCAAGAGAGGTCCAGCATCCGCTGGGTAGCCCTTCGATTTCACAACCTACTGAAACCGTGGAACGGAGGATTTTCTTATGTCCACACAAGTAACTACTGCCTTTGTGCAGCAGTTCGGCAGCAACGTCGAGCTACTGTCACAGCAAATGGGCAGCCGGCTCCGAAGCGCAGTCTCGGAAGAGAGCGTTGTCGGAGAGAAGGGCTTTTTCGATCAGATTGGAAGCACTTCGGCCCAAAAACGTACCAGCCGGCACGGCGATACACCGTTAATGGAGACACCACACTCCAGGCGTATGGTCACGATGGACGAGTATGAGTGGGCCGACCTGGTAGATTCTGCCGATAAGGTCCGCATGCTAGCCGATCCCACTTCCGCCTACGCACGCTCTGCAGCTAACGCTATGGGACGTGCGATGGATGATGTGATCATCACCGCTGCTACTGGTTCTGCCTCTACTGGCAAATCCGGCAGCACCTCCACCGCTTTGCCTGCGGCTAATATCGTGGCCGCTGGGTCAGCCGATATGACCGTGGCAAAGCTGCTCAGTGCCAAGAAGATACTGGATGAGGCAGATGTCGATCCCAGTATCAAACGCTACATCGTTGTAGCACCGGCACAGATTGAGGCCCTGTTGGGCATCACGTCAGTTACGTCGAGTGATTTCAATACCGTGAAAGCCTTGGCTCAAGGTGAAGTTAACAGCTTCCTAGGTTTTGAGTTCATCACTTCGACACGCCTGGCTGTGGCGTCCAGCATTCGCACATGTTTTGCATGGGCGGAAGACGGCATCAAGATGGGCGTAGGCAAAGACATCGTTTCTCGCATTGATGAGAGAGCGGACAAGTCCTACTCCACGCAGGTTTATTATTGTGCCCAGTTTGGCGCGACCCGCATGGAAGAAGACAAAGTCGTCTCCATTCTGTGCGACGAATCGGCATAAGGAGGGAATGAACAATGGCTACTGTTTATTCAACTGGACGCACCACGTTCGACCAGAACGATCCTGCAGACCAAGTCAAAGCTAACGAGCTTGGCGGTCGCGTAAGAGTTGCTTATGCAACCTACGAGGCTAGCTCGCTCGCCAGCGGCGACGTGGTCGAGCTGTTCGCTCTGCCGGATGGGGCGCGTATCATATCGGGCACGCTGGCGCATGATGCACTTGCAAGCTCGACCACCCTGTCCGTAGGCCACGCGGCCTACACCAACAGCGCCGGCACTGTCGTCGCGTTGGACGCCGACGAATACAAGGCTGCGGCGGCTTCCACCGCTGCACAGATCGTCGACATCTGCGCGACACTCGCCCTTGGGGCGTTTTCTGAGGTTGACCTTGATACCTCTGGAGACACCAAGGACAACGAGTTCATCGTCACCGCTACGATGGGAGGTGCCGCCGGCACCGGCACCATCAGCGTTATGATGATGTACGTGCTTGAC